AACTTCTTTACCTTCGGCCATAGCCTGTTTTGCTTTCTCAAACTGAGCGGCACGGTTGTTCGAATACTCCACATAGAATGTCTTTGGTGCTATACGTGGATATAAGTATTTATACGATTCAGGTTTTTCAGTCAAAAAGATTGATATATAAATGCCGCCTTTGTCTGTAGATGATGGATTAACAATCACGACAGAAGCAAGAGTGCCTTTGACTTCGTTTGGTTCTTCTGCGGGCCATCCTTTAACACCATCAAGTGCGAAATACACACAGTTAGCAAGAACAACAAACAACGCAATAGAAGCAAACTTCACAAGAGAGTTATTCCAATATAAAGATATTGCCATCACAGCAACAGCAAATAGTGCGAATACTAATAGAAATGTCTGTGTCATTGTAATCCTCTCTCGCCTCTAACAGAAACGAAATCGCTCATAGTGCGAATGATATTCTTTTGATCATCCATCACAAAGCGTATCGCAGTCTTTTCTTGCCATACAAAATCCATCTTCATGTGAATGGTCTTTTCAACCACAAGACTTGGGTTAATTTTTATCACTTCAACAATTACAGGAACTTCAATCGGCTCATCAACAGGAAGCCCCAAGTTGCTTTGAGAACTCAAGCATGAGTATAGATGTAAGTTTACAACATATTCACCAGGAAATGTGCCGCGTAGTGTGATATACTCTTTGTTGTCTGGATCAATAACAACTTCTTCTCCGTTGATATCGTACACGCTTCTACGCTTACCCATATCATCACGCTCGAAATACATCAAGCCTGATTCTGGTATTTTATACGATACGATATTGTTTAATGGATCACGCACCCACAGATCAACGTCACAATCAACAGCCTCAGGCCATTCCAATGTGATTATGTAGTCGGCATTTTTCTTAATGCCTTCGTTGTTCTTTGTGATTGGTGCTATGAGAAGAGTTGTGAGTATGAACAGGACAACTGTGCCTGTCAATAAATTGATCAAAAGGTCAATATATGCGGTACGAAAATCAAACTTCTTATGGTTTGTCATCGTAGATCACCACATACAATAATGTCTTGGTGATCAGGCTTGATAGAATACCGACAGCATTAGTGTATAGCGCGATTCCCAATCCAACAGACATGTTAGCAAGTAACTTGGCCAGACTTGTCGCATCGGTAACTGAGGCCGAGGTGATGCCTGACGATAAGAGGTAAATGAAGCCAATAACGGTACCTAACATACCGAGCGCCAACATCTGTTCGGAACCAAACCAAATAGCATCGATCAACTTTTTATTATCTCTTGTCTTGTTTGTGTATGCGATAAATCCAATCGCGACCAAGGCTGTGATGTACAACAACCCAAGCAAAGATGTGATCAGTGTCACATCGTCGTGCCAAATCTTTTCGGTGATGCCAGCATATGTTGCCCAGTAAAAGGCAGTAGCGGAAGCAAGGACAGATACCCACCAAATGTATAAGGGTCTAACTAATTTCATACGAATATCCTTCTAATGATTTAGTATTTAGACATTTGGTGGGTCTTAATGTTAATCGCTCTTTGAAACGAACTCGTTCAACTTCTTTGCCATTTCGATGACCTGTGCTTCATCAAAGATCGGCACAGAAGGGAACGAAGGAAATTCGGCATCCCGACCCTTGTCGTGTAACATACGAGCCTTTTCGCACTGTATGTTCCAGTCATTCTCAATCCGGATACGCTCATTCATGCTTTGCTCGGACAGAATAGACTGTGCCATAGCCAGAAGATCAAAACGCAGTTCGTAAGGTGTCTTTGTCATGTGTGTGTTTCCTTTGTTTATTGTAGAGTTAATGCGGCAACGGCAGCAGCGACATTAAGCCCTGTCTGACCCTGCACACTGAGAGGCTGAAGCGCGATGTTGTTATTCAATCCACCGACGAGAGCGTTAGCTCCCAATCCAGCAACTACGGTAGCTTCGGCGTTAACGCCAATATAGGTACCAGAAAGATCAGCACCAGAACCGGTTGGCGACATTACGATCCATGCGATGACCTTATTATCGGTATATCCAATGTCAACACCAATCTTGGTGATGTTGCCCTTGTACTTGGTCTTTTTTCCATTGGAAGCAGTAAATACGCAATCAACCTTCTTGCTTGAGCCAATAACCCAACCCCAACCAGATTGTACCTTGCATGAAAGAACACCGGTCTTAAGTTCAGCAGCATTAGCGGATGAGGTTGCAGCGAGTAGACCCAGTGAAATTAGGGCCGCAGTGAAAAACTTCTTCATTATTGAATTCTCCGTTATGTTAAATGGTAGAGGGATTCTGTTTCCAAGCTCCCTCTGGGCTCATGTTAGGCTGCGAGAGCCATACGAGGTGCAAAATTATCGTTTGCAACTATTGTTTTGCGCTTAGAGTAGTCGCCTACTATTATCTCCAGTCACCTATTACACTCTTGTCGATCCTATTTCGCCCCCATCAAAGACACTCCACGACAACGTTTCGAACCGTTGACTGACCCGCGGAAGGTGTACCGGTAAGACTCCGCATCTATGTATTAAGTGGCGGAGTGTCTTTGGTGGAGGCGCGGAGTACTGCCCTCCGGTCCAAGTAGTCTTTCAGTTTCCTTCATCGATAATATTTGCGAATGAATAGGGGACCAAAGCGATAGCATATGTAAGCCAAACGGTGTTCTTTACACACAGCCCAATACTTTATATCCCATATCCAATCAATTGTGTACATTATATATCTTACTTTCTCTTTCGTGTGGCCTTCTTCACGGGACCATCATCATAAGGTGTCCAACGCTTCACGGTGCCATCATCCTGAAGTTTGATAAGCCTCTCGCGCTCTAAGGCCTGAATAGTTACAGTAGCACCAAGAATAAATCCTGTGCGTCTGCTATAATAAGCACATACCCCAAAAGAAAGTACTAGCAGAACGATCATCCAAATTTCAAGGTACATTATAGTTTTTCCTGTTTATAGAGATGAATCTTTTCCAGTAAGTTTTCAATGTACTGGTTCTTGTCGCGGATGAATACCTGAGGCGTATCACTATCATCTGTTGCAATTAGAATAACAACTTGGTCAATTGGTTCACCAACGAGTTCTTCATACATCAAGGCGTATGCTGTACCTTGTTCGAAGTAGTTTTCGATCCATTGTTCTTTTTTCTGCTTAGTGGAAGTTTTGAAGTCAATGATTGAAAGTGTCTTTCCAAACTCGGCAATAACATCTGTTCTTCCTGCAACACCAAGCTTCTCACTATACAGTGGACTCTCAATATAGCGTATATTGTCGATCAAGTCAAGTGTTTCTTTCATATCGTTGAAAGATTGTTTCATGTCCGGCATTACACCATCAAGGAAGTTTTCTTCATTACGAAGATAACCTTCCATCATATTATGGAATTTGGTGCCGCGCGTAGAGGCGCGGTTCATCACCGCATCGGCCTGTTCATTACCAACGCGATTGCGCCATTCAATCAAAGACTTCTTTTTGAAATGCCCGAGGACAGTTGTGACAGATGGAAGTTTGACACCGTTGGGAGAGATATAAAACCTCTCCCCAGTGCTTTCATCTGTTTCTAACTGTTTTAGTTCTGGCATGCCAGATATGAAATTAAACTTCTTCATAAACCCATTGCATCTTTCTGTATTATATATGACTTCACCAGACCAGAGCGAACGATATCTTCCTTCATGAATTCTACATGCTCAAATGTATTGATACGCTTTGTGATGGCCATCAACTGTGTGATGCCTTCTTGTTCGTGTCTCTTTAGTAGGTCTGTCTGTCTGAAGTCACCGCAAACGATGATACGAGATTCATCACCCATGCGTGTCATTACTGTGTCTGCTTCTTGGAAAGTCAAGTTCTGGCTTTCATCCAAAATTACAATCGCTTTGTTGAATGTGATACCGCGCAAGAATGAAGTGGTTGTGAACTGGACAATTCCCTTCATCTTGAGTATATCGTAGCCATCACCTCTTCCAAACAAGCTATCGCAAATTTCACGATATGGTTCTTCATAAACTGCGGCCTTTTCTTTCATTGAACCAGGAAGAAATCCCATATCTCTGGAAGGTACAACCGAGCGAACAATGATTATTTTATTATATATTGAGTCTCCTGTCAAGATTTCATTTAGAGCAAGATACAGCGCACAGAATGTTTTACCTGTTCCAGCAAAACCGTGTAGCATTAGATGATAGCCTTGTCGATATGAACTGAACGCTTTCTCCTGATTTGCTGTGAGAGGCTTGATATGTCTTAACTCAAAATGAGCAGCCTGCTTCTGTTGTGCTTCTGGTTGTGGTCTCTTGTTCTTAGGTTTTCTAGACATGTTGTCTCCTTTAAAAACAAAAGAGAGCGAATCACTTGCATGACCGCTCTCTTTTGAGAATCGTAAATTCTTTCTTTTTGAAATCATATTTCTTTAGGAATATGCCATCTCTTTTCCATCGCAGATTTATTGGCGCCAGGAACTTTATCCTTGATACGGCCTAATACGTACTTTTGAAAATCTGATGGAGGTTTTGTTACGCCGATACCCATAGGATCGACAACGTTCATGCGGAATGTTTGATTCAACTTGGGATTATCCGCAAGGAAGTCTTTTAGTTCGTCGTAAGACATTTGAAGTTCAAACTCTTCGCCTGTCTCAGTGTCTTCGAAACTGTAAATCATAATACTATTTATTATCCTTCATTGCTCATGGATGTTTCTCCATTGCTGTTTCTAACATTATTTGCCTTCCAGTGCTGCGGCGGCAATCTTTTGGATGCTGACACGGCGTGGAAGGCCACGGACTTGCGGTCTGTCCAAGTATTCAATTTCCTTTAGAGCCGCCCGCAGCCGTTCGATCTCGGCTTTGAACGCCAGCATATCGACATCCGTTCGCCTGATGTCGGTCAGCATTAGTTCATTTGCTTCCCGCAGTTGTTCGATTTCGACATGCTGTGCCATTATCTTTACAGAAGCCTGAGTAAGTTCATTTTCCATTGCGCGACGATCCCAGACCTTCGCAACTCCACTTACAATATCTTCACGATCCATTGATCCACTCCGGCGCTTCACGCTTTGTCCACTTGTGCATCCTTGCCTTGGCCCCACGATAATAGTTGCGATAGGATGCGACAGAATCGTTTGGCACTTTGTATTCATCAGGCATTGCTGGTGTTACAGGTGTTAGATGAAACACGCGAATGTTATGAGGTGTTCTCATGAGCCATTCACTCATGCTATCACACTTATGTACCTTGCCATACCGATGAGTGTATTCGGCCAGCAATCCTAAGAAGTGACAATAGAGCCAGTTATAGTTGTTATTGGATGAGCGGCACCACACAGCCGAAGGATGCGATACATGCGTGGCAGAATATAGATGCTGCTCACGCTCATCAGGCAAACGCCAACGCTTGACATTGCGACCAGTCTTGGTCTTGTCAATATATTGTTCGCCATCAAGAATGCGGTGAGCGGTGGACAAAAGCTGTGCGGTCTCAAGGATCATCTTGACCACATGCTTGTCCACCATCCACATTGCAGATTGGATTGGATCTTTATCGATTGCGAAAATGTTCATTGGTTCTTCACACAAACATAGGCTATTTCCTTTTTGGTACCACTAACAAGAGCACCAAGTTGAGATCCAGCAGCTTCACAAGCTTCCTGAGAAGCCATCGGCACATTGGTCAATGATACTGAGTCTGTATTACCCCACATACCAACATGTACGAAAACAATCAATACCCATTGCATATTTTAATCCTCGATTGCGTCAATACGAAAAACTTGATTGGGTGAAACATTCAGTGTACGATCCAAATCGATACTACCGTCTGGATTCCATGAACGAACACGGATCTTCTTGACGCCCGCAGGCACCTTCCATGTTGCGTTATTGCGTTGAGTAGCAGCACTAGCTGAAATAGCAAAAAAAGGCAGGGCTGTTAGCCCTGCTAAAAGGCAGCGTCTTAGCATCTCTTTTCTCCGATTGTTATAGGTATATTTAGGCTCACTTCAGGAAGTTGGCCACATCGATACCGTCCATGGAATCCCAGTCGGGATCAACAGAGTAAGTGCCACCAGCATACTCGCCACCGTTCTTCATACCGATTTCAGCCAGTAGGCGGTCAGCTTCCGCATCGGCGTGGTCCTTGAGAACCTGACGAGCGGCCTTCTTCACAGGCGCGCTAGGCGTCTGCTTAGACTGGCGAACCTTGACAGGCTTAGACGCCTTCACCTTCGGTGCAGCCTTGACCTTTGCAGTCTTGACAGCAGCAGGAGCAGCGGTCGCGCGGGCGCGAACCTCAGCAGCATTCTTCGGTTCCATGAGCAGTGTATAAGATACGACCTCGCGGCCGTCTTTCTGCACCGAGAACTCAAAACCATGACGATTACGCAGGAAGGAGATATACTTTGCAGCATAATCACCACGACCAACGTGGTCGTTGATTTCTTTCGGCGTTACCGCCTTACCAATCTCAAAAAGTTGAAGAGTGA